AGTGCAGGATTCAGTAAAAAGAAAACGGCGATGAGGAAAGCGGAACAGTGGCGGGATGAGGGTAAATAAACAAATTAGCCAAGGGACAACTACCTTGGCTTTTTTTGGTTGCTATATACAAAGGATGTAAAAAGATTATAATAATTAAATAACAATTATCAAGCAATTATGAGCAATCCTAACATAAAAGATTTTGGATGGAAGAAGGGACAAAGCGGAAATCCAGCAGGAAGGCCGAAAAGGGAATGGTCAATGGCAACTTTAATCGAGGATGCTTTGAATGAGATTGATGCCACATCGGGATTAAATTGGAAACAATTAGTAGTTAAAAGATTGCTAACATTAGCGATTGGTGGTGATATGAATGCCATTAGGGAAATCAATGACAGGATAGATGGCAGGGCAAAGCAAAGCATTGATATTAGCGGAGATACTAGATTATTACCAGTTACCTTGGAAGAATTAAAAACAAATTATGGCGAATTGGCAGCAGGTCTTCTTAGACAACTTGAAGGACAAGTCGTGGAGGATGGCGAACCTGTACAAGATAAAAGACAAACAGGGGAGGATAGTGGTCTTCCATCCGAATCCAATCCAAATCCAACACCTAGCGGAACGGGGGGAACACCGCCGGAATCTAATAGTCAAAGCTAGGCAGTTTGGTTTTACCACCCTTTACTGCATAGACTTATTAGACGAAGCCCTTTGGATTACAGGGATGACCTGTGGGATATTAGGACACGAAAGGGATTCACTGGAAAAGATTTTTTCTATAGTTAAACGGGCATACACTAACCTGCCTGAATTTATAAAACCGAAAACTAGGACAGATACCAAAAGACAATACGACTTTAAGACTAGATTTGATGGCGAGCCTTTAGATTCATCTATTTATGTGGCTTTAAAGTTAAGGTCAGGAACTACCCAGAAACTTCACGTTACCGAAAGTGCTTTTATTAAGGACAGACAGGAATTAAACGCTGGAAGCAAACAAGCCGTACCAATGACTGGGAGTATTAGTGAGGAAACAACGGGTAACGGATTTAATGATTTTTTTGATTCTTTTACCGAGGCAGACAATAATCCAAATGTCGGCGAACTTGATTACAAGACCTATTTTTATCCGTGGTTTGATAACCCCGAATACACCCTTGAAGGTAAACTTGAAGGTGTTACTACTGAAGAAGAAAAATTAAAAGCCAACTTCGGCCTGTCGGAAGGACAGATTCTATGGCGGAGATGGAAAATGAAGGAATTAAAAACTGGGGAAAGGGGTTTGATGGGTTTAAGTGGCGACCAACTATTTAAACAGGAATATCCGAGTACCAAATCCGAAGCATTTCAAAGTGGTGCGGGTTCGGTATTTGACGCTGAAAGGATTGATGCAGTTATACCCCACAACCTACTTCTAGGCAGCGCTAAAGCCCTTGTCGACAAAGGTTTTAAGATTTGGGGAGATGTAATACCTAAAAAGAATTATATTATCGGAGTTGACCCTAGTGACGGTGAAGGTGCTGATGCTTCCTGCATTGACGTTTGGGAAAAGGATAGTTTAGAACAGGTGGCACAGTATTACGGTAAACTAAGACCTGATGAGTTAGCGGAGTTGATAAAAATTACGGCTGAATATTACAACCACGCTTTTGTGGGAGTTGAAAACAATATGCTGACCACCATCCTTTGGTTATCAAAAATCTATGATAACTACTACTTTGCTAATGTTATTGACGAACGGACAGCCAAAAGAACCCGAAAAATAGGGTGGAACACTAATAGTAAAACTAGGGATGTAATGATTGATGATTTTATTATTGCTTTTGAACAGGGAGTGTTAGGAATCAACTCGACGATAACCCTTAAGGAAATGAAAACCTTTGTTAAAAAGGACAATGGCAAGCGGGAACACGCCGATGGCAAGCACGATGATTCTTTATTTGCTGGATTTATTGCGTTACAAATGCGAAAATATTGGAAGGGTGAAGTGCGAACTTTTGCATCCGCACAAGACATCGGTTTTTAGTTTATAATTAAAATATATGCAGACGCCACGATTAAAGAACCCACATTTCCGTACGAAAACAGCAAAGACCGATTGAATGAATATGCCTATTACGAGAAGTTATTCATGGGCGACCATTATACGGCTTTTAACATTCGGATTGGTTCTAAAGAATTTAACAAAGCCTATTCTAAAATGCGGTACGTTAAAGCAAACTTCGCTGGGCTGGTGAGTAAGATTGTGGCTGATATGTTATTCTCCGAACCGATACAGATAAAAGTTGAGGATGGCGACCAAGAATGGGTCGATGCTTTTGTCCACGATAATAAACTAGATGCGTTATTTTACGAAAGTGCGTTATCAAATTCATTCTTAGGCGACCAAGTTTTCAAATTAAGAATTGGTAAAAGGACGGCAGGCGATGCAGACAATAGTATTATTATGTCTAATTGTCCGCCAAGTATTTATTTTCCGGCCATAAACCCTTTCAATATAGACGAAGACCCTGAAACCAAAGAACTGGCTTGGACAGTTGAAGTCCCCCAAAAAGACGGCAAGGTTAAAAAGTATTTAAGGAAGGAAATCCACAAACCACAATTTATCTATAACGAAATCTATGTTATGGAGGGCGACGTTATTAAGGGACAAACGACCTTTGCGACTGTGGGGATGCCCGAAATTATGGATATTGAAGAAACTAAAATAGACAGACAACTGATTGTGCATTCCCCTAACTGGAAAACATCATCAAGGTTTTGGGGCATAAGTGACTACTACGATTTAGACAACCTTTTTTATGCCATAAACAACCGTCTTTCAAAAATAGATAACATTTTAGACAAACATTCCGACCCATTGCTTTTTGTCCCGCCCGGAATCTTAGACGAGAAGGGTAATGTTAAAAAAGGCAATTTGGGCGTAGTTGAAATCCAGAATACTGATGAGGGAAAACCCGAATACGTAGTCTGGGATGCTTCCCTTGAAAATGCTTTTGGTGAAGTTGATAAATTAGTGGAAATGCTAATGCTGACGTCTGAAACTTCCCCTGATGCTTGGGGAATGGGCAAGGGATTAAGTGATAGCGGTCGGGCATTAAAATTGAAATTACTAAGAACTATTGCTAAGACTGCCCGTAAAAAACTTTACTACAACAATGCGATTAAGGAAATTATTTACAGGGCTCAATTACTTGGTAAGGCGTGGGGCATTCCATTCGGAGGTAATACATTACAAAACGAACCAGTAATGCCTGAACTTATTTGGTCTGACGGATTACCGACAGATATGACTGAAGAAGTTGATATTACTACCAAACGTATAGACAACGGCACGATGTCTGCCAAAGATGCCATTATGGCCTTAGACGGAGTTGACGAGGATATAGCCAAGGCTAAGGTCAAGGAAATTGCTGACGAAAAAGCGATAAATCTACCTACTCCGAATTTTGGCGCTAATCCTTTCCTAAAGACTAATGATATTGCGGGAGGTAAACCACAAGACGTAATTGACGAATTGAAGAAACGGGCAATGGCAGGGGTAAACGTAGACACGAAAATAGGAGGTAAATAATGCTATTCCCACTAACCGTTGGAGTCGGCGATGCCCAGATAGAAAAACTGACGGCAATGTATAAATTGGCCTACAAAGACATCGTGGCTGAATTAAAAGGGGCGACAGACTTTGGAGTTTATAATCGAAAAGCGATATTAAGTCAAATTGAAGTAATTTTAACCGACTTGGGTACCAATGTTCAGGAATTTATCGAAAGGGAAATCCCAAGGAATTATGTACTGGGATTAAATCAGGCGGTCAGACAATTAAATAGTTTTGGGGCGGGATTAGAAGTCGATATGGCATTAAATAAATTACACACCCAAGCCATTGACTTAATGGTCGGTGATACTTTAAAAGCATTTGGGGAAAGTATTACTGGGGTGCAAAGAAGTGCTGAAGCATTATTAAGTAAAGCCGTTAAAGAACAAATCCAAATGAGAATGGCCGAGGGGGTAACTAAGGGGGAAACTTTAAAAGAAGTTAAGGCCTATTTAAGTGGGATATTATCTGATAACCAAATTACATCTTTAATTGACAAGGCAGGTCACGAGTGGACTTTAGACAGATATACCGAAATGCTGGTTAGGACAAAAACCGCCGAAGCTAGGAATCGAGGGCTAATAAACAGGTCAATAGAAGTGGACAATGATTTGGTGATTGTATCTGACCATAGTAGCACCTGTGATGTCTGTGGCCCTTGGGAGGGTAAGGTTTTATCTTTAACTGGTAAGACTGAAGGTTATCCAACATTAGACGAAGCCGAATCTGACGGATTATTCCACCCTAATTGCCAACACGCTATAAATGTTTATGATGCTGAATATCAAGGTAGGTTGCGGAGTTATAATCCTGATACTGGTAAATATGAAATGCCTGATGAAGAAACGGCTTGACAAACATTTTACGATAATCTAAACTAAAATAGTTATTCTTACAAGTGGCGTTGCACGTTAAACACGAAAAAGGAGAAAAAATGCCTACAGCAAAAACGGTCGAAGAACTCGAAAAAGAACTTAAAGAACTCAAAAAAGAAAACGATAAGTTATCCAAGCCCTTTGACAGTTCGAAACTGACCGACGACGACTTTGCCAAAATTTTTACAGATGAAAGAATCTGGAAGAATGAACGCTTTAAGGAATTAAACGATAAAGCGAAAAAAGGCGAAACACTAGCCAAACTTCAAGCTGAAGCCGATGAGAAGAAACTACTGGAAGAAAAAAAATTTCAAGAAGTTATCGACTTGCAAAAAACACAAATTGAAGGTTTAACTAATTCGGTAAATCAAGTGAAAATAGACGCTGAAATCCGAAACCAAGCCACAAAACTTGGTGCTGTTGATGCTGACATAATCGTCAAATTGATAGATAAGAAAAATGTAGTTTTAAACGCTGATGGTAGCATACAAGGTGCGGCTGAAGCGGTAAAAGCCCTAACTACCGAAAAACCTTTTCTAATAGGCAAACCAGTTATCCCCACCTTAGGTGGAGGTATAAATCCTGCTGGGGGCGGTGCTTCACCGAAATTCAAACTTTCGGAAACACAGAATCCTGCATTCTACAAAGAACACGAAAAGGAAATTCTCGAAGCAATGAAAACGAATAATATTGAAAACGACCTGCCAATGGGAATTAAATCCTAACGGAATTATTATTTACAATATAAATTATGACTGAAAATGTCTTAAACAACACCACTGATGCCGTCTTTATCCCGACGATAATCTCGCAGAAGTGTTTGCAAAGATTACCCCAGTACCTTAACCTTGCTAGAACAGTCTCAAAAGATAGCGACTGGACAACTTCACAAGTTGGTAATGTAATCCGAGTCCCGAAACTGGGTGCCGTCACTGCTAGAACTAAAACAGCAGGCGATGTCTTCACCAAACAGAATCCGACCGCTAGTGATGTCTATGTTACCCTTGATACTCATAAGGAAGTAACATTCACCATTGATGATGTAACCAAAGTC